TTTAAAAGTATGTACAATACTTAATAATTTGATATATAACATATTAAAGATAGAAATATATGAATTTACAAAATTACTACTGGTATTTTAAATCTGTTTTATCACCTAAATTTTGTGATGAACTTATTGCTTATGCAAAAAAAAATCAAGAACAACTAGCTCTTACAGGAATTGTTGGTGATAAAAGAGACATTAAATCAAAACCTCTTACAAAAAAAGAAACAAAAGATTTAAAGAAAAAAAGAGATTCTAATATAGTATGGATGAACGATCGTTGGATATATGACCAAATCCTGCCTTATGTAAATCAAGCTAATAGATCAGCGGGTTGGAATTTTGAATGGGATTGGTCTGAATCTTGCCAGTTCACAAAATACACTAAAGAACAATATTATGATTGGCATTGTGATTCTTGGGATGCACCTTATAATAATCCAGAAAATTTAAACTTTCATGGAAAAATAAGAAAATTATCTGTTACATGTTCTTTGTCTGATCCAAAGGATTATAAAGGAGGAGAACTTGAATTTAATTTTAATAATCCAGAAGCAACAAAAAAACAAAACATTAAAAAATGTTTAGAAATTTTACCAAGAGGATCTATAGCTGTATTTCCAAGTTTTGTTTGGCATAGAGTTAAACCAGTGACTAAAGGAACAAGATATTCTTTAGTGATATGGAATCTAGGGTATCCATTTAAATAAAATGTATAAAATTAAATTCAAAAAAAATAAATACATCGTAATTAAAAAAGCTATTTCTTTAGAAATGGCAGATTTTGTTTATAAATATTTTATTTTAAAAAGAAGAGTTGCACAAACTTTTTTTGATACTCGTATTATATCTCCATTTACTGAATATTTTGGCATATGGACAGATCCTCAAGTTCCAAATACTTATTCACATTATGCAGATATTGCTATGGAAACTTTACTTGTAAAATTACATCCTTTAATGGAAAAAACTACTAATTTAAAATTAAGCCCTAATTATTCTTATGCTAGAATTTATAAAAAAGGAGATATTTTAAAAAGACATAAAGATCGTTTTAGTTGTGAAATATCTACTACTTTATTTTTAGGGGGAGATGAATGGCCTATTTATTTAGAGCCTTCTGGAGAAAATGGACTAAAAGGAATTAAAGTTAATTTAAAACATGGAGACATGTTAATATATAAAGGAAATGAATTAGAACACTGGAGAGAAGAATTTAAAGGTGAAAATTGTGCACAAGTTTTTCTTCATTACAATAATCTTTCAACAGAAGGATCAAAAGAAAATTTATTTGATAAACGTATGCATTTAGGACTTCCTGGTAATTTACAAAAATGAAAATAGCTATAATTGGTTCTGGAACTGTTGGAGTAATGTCTACAAGTCATTTTTTATATTATTTACCAGAGGCCTCTGTTGATTGTATTTATAGCCCCAATAAAAAAATATTAGGAATTGGAGAAAGCACAAATCTTCAATTACCCGATTTATTATATAAAGCAGCAAATTTTAATCCTTATTTAGATAATAAAGAATTAGATCTTACTTTTAAATATGGGGTTTTATATAAAAATTGGAGAAAAAAAGAATTTTTAAGTCCTATTGTTCCACCAAACTATGCTTTTCATTTTAATAATTTTAAATTTAAAGATGTTATTTTTAATAAACTTAAAAATATTTATACAAATAGATTTAAAGAAATACACGGAGAAATTAAAGTTTTATCTAACACTTCAACAAAAGTTGAATTATTAGTAAATAATAAATTAAAAGTTTATGATTATGTTATTGATTGTAGGGGATACCCGGAAGATTATTCTGACTATGTTGAATCAAATTTTTTACCATTGAATCACGCTTTAGTCTATATGATAAAAGAACCTGGGGAATGGAAATTTACTTATCATCAAGCAACTAAAAATGGTTGGATGTTTGGTATTCCTTTACAAACTAGACAAGGATGGGGTTATTTATTTAATGATAAAATTACTTCAGTTGAAGAAGCAAAAAAAGATATTGCAAATATTTTTAAAATTAAAAATTTAGATAAAGTTAATTTTAATGAATTTAAATTTAAACCCTATTATGCTAAAAAATTTTTAGATAAAAGAATTTTAAAAAATGGTAACAGAGCTATATTTTATGAACCTATAGAAGCATTATCTGGAGTATTTTATGACAATATTAACAGAGCATTTATTGATTTTATTTTAAAAATAAAAACAGAAAATGAAGTTAATTTATATTTAATAGACATGGCAAAAAGATATGAAAACTTTATTTGTTTTGCTTATCACGGAGGATCTACCTTTAAATCAGATTTTTGGAAAGATACTATTACAAAAACTAAAAATCATTTAAAAAATAATAAAGAATGGGAAGAAACTATTCAATTTATAAATAATAAAAAAAATTACGAATTTTCTGTGGGTAATTCTTTTGAAGGTTTTCCTTTTTGTGCAAAACTTTATAAACAATTATCTAATAATTTTAACTATAACTATTTTAATTAATATGGATAAAGATCAAATAATAAAAGAATTAGAAGAAAAGCTTCAAATGGAAATAATGGTTAAAAAATCAGAGGTTATTTTAAATCAAGAATTATTAGAAAGAATTGAAAAATTAGAACTTCATAAAGAAACTTTAATAGAAATTAATGAAAAATATTCTGATATTATTGGAAAATTAAGGGCTAGATTAAAAAAACTTATTGTTGAGTAGTAATTAAATTCCAAGTTTTGTTATCTTCATTCCAAAAATACAGTTGATTATTATCATTTTGTGGATAAGGAATTGGAGGTTGCCAGTCGTCATTAGAATCAAGCGACCAAGATGAATAAGGTTGTGGTTTAATAAATTTATCTTTAATTGAATCATAGGTATATCCTATTCCAGCATATTGTTTTTTAAAATTATTATTATAAGAAGTTTGAACCCATTTCACACCATTTTCAGACAAAGGACTTACTGTTGCAAAATGTTGCGCTGCTTGTTCTGATTGATCCCCTCCATTGTTAGCTATATCTTGATTACAAGCACAATTTACTCTTAAAACTTTATTGTTTGAATCTATTTCTGCAAAATGTCCCATATTATTATGATCTTGTTATAGTACCATCTACTGTAAATGTAAGAAGAGTGTCTCCTGTCGGCGTTGATGTTTTTGTATTTGTTCCAGGTGCAACAGATATTCTTGGCCCTGCTGATTTTGGTGCTCTTAAAATAACTACACCAGAACCACCTGCTTGTGATGCACTACCTTCCCCTCCACCTCCACCTCCTCCGCCAAGAGTAGGTGTTCCAGCAACAGCTACAAAACTTGGACTCCTTCTACCATTTCCTCCTCCACCTGATCCTCCTTGAGGCTGTGGTGAACCAGCATATGCACTGTGACTGCTCCCTCCTCCACCACCTGCGTAAGCTACTGGTAATCCTGTAATATCATTTGTTGAACCGGCTCCTCCTGAACCTCCTTGTGTTGAAGTAGATCCCCCTGTTCCTGATGCTCCACCTCCTCCAGATCCAGAATTACCTGTGGTACTTCCTCCTGGATTACCTTGTGACGGACTTACTGGTGGACTGTTTCCTGTTCCAAATGGAGTACCGTTTGGAGCTTGTCCATCTCCTCCTCCCGATCCTCCAGGTGTATTAAGACTTGCAGGTGCTTGATAATAAGAACCTGTTCCGCCTCCCGTTGAAGTTATTGTTCCAAAACTTGAATTATTTCCTCTTGTAGATACTCCACCTCCTCCTCCTACTGTTATGGGAGAGGGTCCTGGTGATATAGTTAATTTATTTCCTCCTGGAAAAGAAGTTCTGTAGCCCCCAGCTCCTCCGCCTCCAGCATTACCTGGTGAAAGTCCTTCTCCACCACCACCACCGCCCGCTACTACTAAATAATCAACAGTTCCATCCCAGGGTATTCCTCCTGTAAATCCAAATCCTTGAGCTGATGCTGCACCTTTTGTAGATAATAAAGGCATTCTTTCTCCTTCTATTTAAATTGAGTTTGTGCTGCTAATATTGTGTAAGTTGATGCAGCTGTTTTGATTGCTGTGTAAGTGTACACATCTGTAGATGAAGCGTTTCCAGCTGTTGGAGCAGATCCACCTTGCCAGATTGCTGTAACAGTTGTCCCATCAATCTGAAGCACGTTATTATAATATGTTGTGTTATTATTTTTAACTAAAAGAGCAACAGTAACTGATTCACCAGTATTTAAAACTGCATTTAATGCATTAGTAGAGTTTCCTCTCAAATTAACTGTAAAGTTAGAACCTAAAGCAA